TAGACTGATACCGCTTCTTGTCCGGGGTTTCATACATTGTATCCCCCGTCATATCCTTACAGAATTGAAGATTGCCACGGATATCGTCCACCCCATATTGGAACACAATAAATATATCGCATTCCCGGAAAGGATCGTCCACCGTGCTCTTCTTAATGAACACGTGGCTTTGTATCCCGATGACCTTGGACACTTCCTTACCGGAGGACAGCTTCACCTTCTTCTCAATCCTCTTAATCTGAGCCACCCTCATTCTCAACGAGGCATAGAAGGCTATGGCGTTGCCGCCCGGAGTAACCTCACCATATTCACCGTCCCTGACCTGGTTCGTTGCGGCTATGAGCCAATTCCGGTTTTTGATTATCCTTGCAGTTTTCCGCAACTCTTGAGAGAAGTCCTTGGCCCTCTTCATGCCCATCTTGTCACCCTTCTCCATCTCAAGTTCCGTACTTAAAGCCGCAAGGCTATCCACCCCAACAACATGGGTTATCTTCTTCCCCTTGTCAGGTGCATCCCAGCCCCGGATAGTCTTGAAAACCTGCTCCACGGTGTCAGGCATCGCATAGTTATTCTTATCAATAGTCATCCCATAAATCCGGGAATACTCCTTGTCCAAACGTCCCTCCGGATCAAGGAACAAAGCCTCACCCTTCCGACTCTGAGACGATGCACACAACTCTGCTAAGATGGCTGTCTTTCCCGATCCATAAGGACCATAAATCTCCGTGATGATTCCTCCGGGCACTCCTCCACCCCTTTTCCTACCCCCAGAGATCGAAAGATCAAGGAGAGTGGAACCTGTGGATAATAGGCCCTCATAGTTGATCTCGTCCTTTTTCCTATTTGTATATCCAGGGGACTCAATTGCCCCCTGGATATCCTCCACCGCTTCCTGAACTCGTCTTCGTAGTGGGCTCATTTACGTCCTCGACCACCTCTGTTTGCGTCCCTCTGTTCCCGTCTCTTCTTCTCGATCTCTTCCGACTCATCGGCGCACTTCGAGTACAGGGAACACTCCTCGCATTCTTTATACATGTCTATATCCAACCCAAAGTTCCCGCCCTCTACCGGACAGGTGTTCTTGGACTTCCGACTGGAGCCCTCCGATCCTCCCCGGCCCCGCTTTGTGGTCTCTTCTTCAACAGGCTTGTCTTCGTTTTCTGGCCTTGTCCTTCGGGATAGCCTACCACCACCCCTGGTCTCCTTGTCTGTCTCGGTGTCTTTCTCCGGTTCCTCTTCCCGGCCACGACCACGACCACGGCCACGGGTTTCGGGTTCCGGTTCCTCTTCACGGCTCCGGCCCCGGCTCCGGGTTTCGGGTTCTGGCTTCTCGTCTTCCCCAAAATACAAGTTTTCAATCTCCTTGTAAGTGAGGAGGGCTATCTGCTCATCCAAGATATAGGCCTGATCCAAAACATCATCCGTTATCTCGTAGTCACGGTCAAGGAATTTGTGTCCACCGATAGTCCGGAAATCGTCATCCGATACTTCAAAAGATATCGACTTGCCATCCTTGTCCGGAGAACAGAAGGATATAACGTCACCCGTCCTCGCATTCTTGGCAAGGGCCTGGAAAGCCTTTTCAGAATATCGATGGGACACTTCCCAAATCTGAATCCCCTTGTCCTCTTCCTTCTTGTTATCGTAACAGATGACGTTATACACACAACGTCTCTTGGGTGCGATGTCGCTGTAATCATCCCACTCCTCTCCCTTCCTCTTCCTCCTCTCGATATCCTCACACACCGGGCAAGGCTTCCCATAATTCTTTGCCGGGCAAACGATCCAAGCTTCACCTGGCCCTATGTTCTGGTGGACGTACAAATCGAGAACATAGACAGGTGTTCCCGGCTTGATCTGATACTTCGAAGAACCTGTGGGGAAGTTGGGCCCTGCCAAAAACGGGATTATGTCGATGATATGCGGATCGTCCTTTGTAACTCCGCACTTCCACATCGGCAAATCCGAGTCAGACAGAAAGTATTTCAGGAAGACATCGCCATCTTTTCTCTCATGGGATTCCTGTGTCCGTTTGGCCAACTCCTCCCGCATAGCACGCCTGTCATTTCTTGCCATCTGAACCTTCTCCTTTCCCTATTTTGGTCTGTAGTTTGATTCTGAAGTCTAGGTAGCTGTTTAACACTGCGCTGACCGTCATCCTTATGAATATATACCAACCAAGGATAATACCCAGCGCGATGACAGCCTGTCTCATATACTCGTCAAACGTCATGCGCCTTCCTCCTTGTTCTTTCTCTTCATCATCCGGCTTCCCGATCTCTCCAACCCTTGTCGGACACCCTCCGTTGATTTGCTCTCCAATCCCTCTTTCGCCTCCTTCTTTATCCGTGGCTCAGCCCAGTATCCGGCTATCCACAGGTCAGCCAGTTTCACCAAGACGCTCTTGCGTTGGTCCACCGCATTCCGGGCTCCTTCGAGAACACGGACATGGTGGACCGCCTTCATATACTCGTCATTGACTTTCCGATATTCGTTGTCCGCCAGGATCGTATTTGATATAGCCGCTTCCGTAGGCTTCATGAGCCCGGTCTCACCCTCTGGGTCACTCCTGATGCGGTAGTCTATCTTGGAACGAGTGAGATCCAACTTCTCCTTCTTCCGATCTCGAACATCCTGAGCATCTGCCAACAGCTCAGTATATTCCACCATCAATAGAGGCTGTCTCATCAACTCCCAATCCAACCGATCCTGATCAATAGCTATGTCCTCTTTCCAACCCATCGCCATTCTCCTTCGTCCCTATTATAGCTGGTTTAATTACTTCACCTTTGTCGCCAGGTAACAAGTATTTATCAACCCGGCTTTGCCGCTGTACATCCAGCTATCCAGGAACAGTTCTATGATACCTGAAAGCCTGTCCGAAGGCTTGTTCAACAACACCTTCGACAAGTAGCCCAGAACGGCATATCGCAGCCGTTCCGGATCGTCTATGTCCATCTGCTTGATTATCTTGGAAACCGTATCCCACTTGTTGCCGTTCATAAGAGACTGACAGAGGTCGGACAGACTAGCCTCAGCCCCTCCTGTCTTTATAAGCAACTCCAGGGCTGTCTCGTTATCCATATCAATTACCTGATCGAGCATAACGAGGGCCTGACGGGGAGAACCATCACTGAACTCTGCTATCTTTTGGATCACCCCTTCCTCGAATTCCACCTGCTCAAGTCCAAGTATCTTCTTAACCAACCGGGCTATTTTCTGACGCTGAAGAGCCGTGACCTGAAAAGTGGTACACCTTGTTCGAATAGTCTTCAATAGCTTATCCGGGTCAGTCGTACAAAGTAGAAAGTGAACGTATGATGGTGGCTCCTCTAGAATCTCCAGCATGGCGTTCTGCCACTCGTTGGTACTCTTGTGAACCTCGTTCAGGATGTAAACCTTCTTCTTGCCCCTCATCGGTTTCCAACGGGTATCCCCGATGATCTCCTTGGCCATATCGATCCCACGGAACTGACTGATGTTATGTTCCTTGATATCCGTCTCCTCTGCTCCTAGAAGACGGGCCACAATCCGGGCCAACGTGGTCTTCCCGCAACCACTGGGGCCTGTAAACAAGAACGTCCCCGGCACCCCTTTATCCCGTTCAAGCATAGTCTTCAGGGTGTCTACTGTTGCGTCATTCCCCACGATATCGTCAAGAGTAGAAGGCCTGTATTTCTTATCAAGTGAAAGCCGTTCTTTCTTCTCCTCCTCAGTTAATTTCTGCTTGACCATACTTCCTCCTTCGGTTTCTTGTCGAACCAACTTTTGCCCACAGGCACCAACTCCGTCTCAACGGTCAACGGAACGATCAACCATGAGAATTCATCCCGGATATCTTCCGTCATTATCCGGTCAACGGCAGCATCTACATATTCGAATTCTTCAGGCCAGAAGAACCATACCATACTGTCGTGGATCTGCCCCGGAATCTTGCTTTTCCAACCCTCTTCCTTTCTCAACTCATTGGCACGGATAAGAGACCACAAGAGACAGTGGAAGGCTGTGGCCTGAATAGGGGTGTTGATGATCTCGTTCTTGGTCATATAACCCCCGCGCCTATGACCAAAGAACGTTTCAATATACCCCCGGCGTGTATAGAAATCCTCTTGCCTCTCCTGCCATTCCCGGAACACAGGGAATCGTCTCCAAAATTTCTTCTCGCAGAGTTTTACATGGGCCTCAAAGTCTTTGTATCCCCGTATCCCCTGATCATAAAGATGGAGACGCAAGGGTGTCTCGTTGTCCGCCAGCACAAGGTGATCCGATTCTTCCCAGAGAGTGTTCGCGCATGACCGATAGTATGATCCATAGAATTCCGGGAAAACAAACCCGTTCTTGGTATGAAACCGGATCATCTTATGAACTTCCTCCGGCCTCAAGAAGAAGAGTTCAACGGCCTGATCCTTGTGCATATCGTTCTCCGGGTGGTGTATATAATCGATCAGGGTTGGATCTCTCGTATAACAAGCGGCTATACAAACCTCAATGGCCTTGTAATCCTTCTCCCCCATCATGAATCCTTCGTCAGCCTCAATACCTCCTCTCACAGCCTCTGCCGCTTCTGGTTCCCTGATAGGAACGTTCTGAAAGTTGGGATCGTTGGAAGAACTTCGGTGGGATCTCGCAAAGTGTAGATTGTATACGGGATATATCCTGCCGTTGATCTGAACCTTATCGTACTGGCTGAGATAGGTGTTTTTGGTCTTCATCAGCTTCCGGAGTCTGATTATGTTCTTGGTGAATGGTATTCCTATCTTCTCCAATACTTCCGCATCCACAGAATTCCCGCCCGTGGCCGTCTTCTTCTTGACATCAATATTCAAGAAATCATACAGGAGCATCCTCATGTCCGCAGTAGAATCGACATCAATATCCCGGTTGGTCTTCTCCTTGAACAACTTCCACTCTTCACTGGAAGAAAGCTCTTCTGAGATATCGATTATCTGTTGATTCAACTTAACTCTCTGCTTATCATAATACTCATTATTGACCGGGATTCCTACCTGTTCGCAATCGGCAAGGGCCAACACCCCATCGAGGGTAAACCTAGCAGCCCTCATCAGGTCATCCTTGCGACTGAACTCCTTGATCTGTTCCTTGTATAACCAGAAGGTCAAAAGAGCATCCTTCGCATTGTACCCACACAGCTTATTTGGTTGAATAAGATCCAGCTTGTTAACAGGTTTCTCCTCGTCCTCCGATCCTATGTGCTTCTTGATTTCCTCGTCTACATATATCACTCCCCAACGTACAAAAGACTGAAACTTGAGCCCTGTTGTTTTCGGGCTCTCGTCCAACTTATGCTGAGAGTTCATCGTACACCACTCCCATCCGTGAGGAATGACCCCAAATCCGTTCCGGCTCCAACCGTCCTCGAATTTTACGTTGTGGGCTACCTTTCTGATCTTTTCCTCTTTGAGTATCCTGGTCCAACGCTTCTTGATAGCTGTCTGCTGAAAACGAGACAGGCCTGATTTAGGGTGAAGGTAAGGGAAGGAAGCCGCTTTCACTTTCCCTTCCTCGTCCACGTACCCCACCCCAATAGTCAAAATCTTTTGTCCGGGAAGTTGCCACTTGAGAGCGGTGCACTCATAGTCGAACGTTATCAAGTCCTGAGTCCGGTAGATGTAATCCAAAAACTCAATAATTGGACCAAACGTTAAATGCTTCTCAACGTGAGAGTCAAGGTCAGGTATAGGAGGAACAGGACACATAGACGCACTGTATGCCCATTTAACATCCCTCCGGTATTGCTCCAACGTGTAATCGTTTCTATTCCGGATTATGTAAGACGGGTGAACCAAAGGGATCAACCACCGTCCCTGATAGGGCACGGCCTTCCTCCTCCAGCTGGTTATAGCCATCGTGAACTCAGTATGGCCAAGGATATTTTCCAGGGCTGATCCCCCAACGAGCCAGATTGCTTTTGGGTTCTTTTCCTTGATTACCTTCTGAACCCGTGGCCAGCAGAATTCAAGTTCCCTCTGAGTCGGTTTCCGATTCCCCGGAGGTCGGCAGTTGATACAATTTATCTTCCAAAAGTCAGCTTCGAAATCTAGCCCCGCCGCCGCCACCGTCTCCCTCAGCTGTTGTCCGGAAGCTCCTACAAATTGAGGACCAATCCCCTCCTCAGCCTGTAGTTTTGCTCCCTTCTCGTCTTCCTCCTCTCCCGGAGCCTCACCAAGTATAAGTATACCTTTTTCACCGTGGCCAGATGCAGGCATCTTCGGATAAAAACACTTTTCGAAAAGTCCACATTTTCTACAGTTGTTGTCCTCGTCCAGTTCTTTCCAGATGCCGCCCATAGCTCAATCCCCGATAGTAAGGATGAGCTGGGTGAAGTTGGGAGTCCTGAAGATTATGAAGTTGCCACTGGTATTAAATTTCCGGGTGATCTTGAGAATATCTCGGACAAAGAATATTGGAATCTTGAACTCAATCTTTGGGTACTTCTCCTTGACGGGTATTCGTTCCTTGATCTTTCCCGCTTCCTTCCTTCCCTCACATATGATCTCTGAGCCGGAGAAAGTCACATCGACCAATTCCGAGAACACCTCATTAGAAGAAGCAAACACGGCTATCCGACTCAGGACATCTTCAAACTTATCCGGGAAAGTATAAGCGTGTTTATCAAGCTCCTCCAACGCCGCATCAACTACGCCCTTCACCTTCGGAGCATCATATGTCTCTTCATCCAACAACCGGGAAGACACCACCACTCCTGTCTCTCCCTCGAAGTGGATCCAACCGTTGACAATAACCGATCTCTCGAAGTGGAAACCCGTCTTCAGGAGGGCCATTGCGTTGCTAGCCGAAATCAAGAAAGGTTCCGTTTCGGCTTCCAGGTTATAGACGCCCACCCGGTAGTTGTCCGTGGACACCATATCCGTCCCGGTACAGAATATGGAATGGTTCTTCTCTTCCTTCTTCCGGCTGGCTGAGAAGAAACACCACCACAACCCCTCCATAAACTTCTCCGGAAGCTCCTGCCAATCCAAGTCTTCCAAGGACAGGTCATCGATGTACTTCATGATTCGAACGTCTGAAGAAGGAAGTTCAACCTTCACGTACTCCCCCCGGATAACCAATGGGGCTTCCTCATCCGTCTGGAGCATGAGTTCCTCGTCCTCCATCCGGTTCAGAATCTTCATCAGGTCTTCGTGATTCACGGCTGATCTGATCCCTGACTGGAAAGGATACGACACTGAAAGGAAGTCGTTGTATGTCCTCATCCACTTATCGTCAAGGACAACGTTCAAACTACCCTCCAGAAGCATCTGGCCGCCCGTTCCCACGGTGACCGCTGATAGTGCCTCGATAAATTCCGATCTCTTCACTACCGATCCCTGTTCACCTTGGAACTTGTCCTTTTTGGTCTGCTCTTTCTCCGGAGCCCTCTTATTCAACTTGCCCACGTGTACACTCTCCTTTCTCGAATTGGATTCATCTTCAGCTTGAAACTTCGGAGGTTGTCTTTGTCCAAACTCCCTCCGTCATTGACCATCTTCTTCTGAAACTGGACATCTGGATCAAGGTAAAAGCAAAAGCGTAAAAACTCACTCAGGAAATCTTCCCCGGTATGAAAACAAAATCGGTAGTTGATGAACAGGTAGTTGCTGTCCCAAACGTTTATCCCGTAGACGTTCCCGGACTCAAGCCCCACCAACACCTTTCTATTCTCCCCGTTCAAAACAAAGTCCAACATCGTTTCCGCATCGTGGATGTCTTCTCCCACCTTATTCTCCAGCCAATCGTTCAACGGTTCTGACGAGGCACAAAAATCTTCGGCTGGCCTGTATACTACTACCTCACCAATCCGCTGAGGGAATTTTCTCACGTTCTTACGGAAAACAGCCCATCTCTTTCCCGTCATATCTATAAAGCTCACAGGATCGTAGATGTACTCATAATCCAAAAAGAGAGGTTCCCCCAACCCCATGTACCCTTCGAAGTCAGAAAAGCAAAAACCTTCTAGGACACCTTGCTCCCGGTGGATAGGTGGGAGCATTGGGTCTTCGTCTAGATACATCTGAACAACTCCCCTCTCCGGCTCCACTTCTCTCCAACCCGCCCTCCTGAAATACTCTTCAGAACACCAGAAATTGGGAGCAATCCCGAACTTCTCCAACAGCTGCAAATATTCCATCCCGGTTTCCTCGGTTACTTCTTCTTGGGTTTTGGACTCGTCTTTTTAGCACTTTCTCCGCGCAAGTTTTTTAACTTGTCGACCAACTTCCTGCTCGGTGTTCCCGCCTTCCGGCTCTTTCCTCCCATAGTGATCTCCTCCTTTCGCATAGTTTATCGTTCCAAGCTCGTCATAAGTACAAGTGGCCAGCAGCCCCTCGCACTTATCTCCCTTGAAGTGTAAATAAGGTTTTCCGATCTCTTTGAATGTCATGTAGTCGTTGAATACGAACAAGGCCTGAAAATCGACTGTCCTGACTCCGAATGGGTCAAAGTCCTTCTGGATCTTATCGTTTGCGCCTTTGAAAATCCCTTTCTCGTTTCTGCGAATAGTGATTATGTTCCCGGTGTAGATATCGCGCTGAACTACCACAAGTGATTTACCTTCCGAGAACAACTCAATATGGGACAGGCCGGGCTCAATGAAGTCCAGGATAGAACGGGACACCTCAAAGGAGTTGACCGCCTTCGGGAAAGAAGACAGGTCATCGAACACTTCCTGGATCTCCTCGAACGTCCCTTCAGGAGCCTTGCTGCTCTTGATCCGAGTGAAGTCAGAGTTCACCTGCTCGAACTGGATCATCCCCTTATTCTCCCCCACCTTCGAACTATCATAGTCATTCGCATAGAATACGAGAGGAGAATCAACAAAGGGCTGATCCGTAGTGAACTTGGCCAACACTGTCCTATCATAATTGACTATGAAGATCGTGTCCCCCATACAATAGACGATACTCTTGCCGAGTCCCTTCTGTTCCAACCCCACGGCAAGGCTAAAGATGTTTTCAACTCTAGACGAAATTTGCATCTGGGTTCCTCCTCGAAGTTTTTAGTGTACTCCTTTTTTCGTGTCGAGTAAAGCTATGTTTTATCGCAAAATATGTCTCAGGTATTCAATCCGGAAATCGTCTCCCGGCCTGTATATCCAAATTTGGCCTTCCTCGTCTTGACCCACGGGCTTCAATCCCGCAGCCCAATCAAGATTCCACGCCACGTTCCCTTCCAAGTTCCAGTTCAGTCTCACTTCGTTCATTATCGATTCCGAGAGCCAGCCCCCATGGGCTTCCACCCAAGAATTATAGTCACTCCAAGAGGTTGGACGTTTTCCCCTCGATACTATGTAGTTGATCGCTTGAATAAGACTCCCGTGGTTGTTTCCCGTCTCGAACCAATCCCCTACACAACAGCATATCGGGTCATCATTCGTGGTAGCATTCCCAAAATCAAACGTGGCACAAGTGAAATCGAATTTTCGGAAATACTCCATCAGCTTCCCCATCATTATCGATCCCAACCATTGACTATCAGAGGAAGCCATAAACATCCTCTCAAAATCGTATCCAATAGAAGTGAAGTTGCGGGCTATCCCTTCTGAATAGGCTGAGTAACTGTAAGTGTCCCAAGTTATATGTCGGATTCCAGCCTCCTGAAGCATCTGGATATATCGATCCACGTGCTCCTTCTGATCGTTAAGAAATACCATGAAGGGTTCTATCCTCGCAACCACCCTCACACCTGCTTCAACAAGAGCTTTGGCTGACTCCAGACGTTGTTCCAAAGTTGGGGCTCCTGGTTCAATCTCCCGAAGAAATTCACTGTCCCCCGAAATCATAGTGATATGTATAGCTGACTTTGCGCGGTTCCTAGCCAACGCATACAGATAATCATCACGGCCCAAAAGATCGGACTTAGTGTTTATCATCACAGGATACTCTTCATCCGCAAGGTAGTTCAACATCTCCTTGGCTATCCCCTTCTTGCCCTCCTGCTTGTGGAAATCCTCGAATCGAATTCCGAACCGGACAGGCATCTCCATACCCACCGCATTCCGCAACTCCGTCTGCCCCAATCCCGTCTTCTTCCCCCTAAACTTGAAAATCTTATCCAACTCAGTCTTGAAGTAGTCGGTGTTACAATATCGGAGCCCGATGTCTTTGTAGTTATCGAAAAAGGAAGAATAAAGACTGGCCCGGAAATAATCCGCAAAACAGTACTTACACCGATAAGGACATATCAATCCGTCCCACACATCGAGGTTCAACGGGAGAGGACAGCTTTGAGCCCGTAAGGATACTTCAAGGAAAGATGAAATCTCCTCCGTATTGAGAAGCCTCTCCAGCTTCTCCCATTCTTGCTTTACCAAGTTGTACTGCTGGTAGTTGCTCTTGCGTCCCTTCTGTTTAGTAAGAGTGGTTTTCCCTTTCGCTGGAAACAATCGGCCTGTTCGTGGTATAATCCGGCTCAACTCCTTTTTCAGATCCCAATAATCCATGCTCTCAACGTCCATGTGTCTCCTTTCCTCATATCGGGTAGATGATATCACGAGCTATAAAATCCAAGGCCCTGACAACTGAGCCTATCTCCTTGGCCAAATCCCTCCAATCTTCAGCATTTTCTTTCGTTGGTGGATTTGCCTCCACTAGATTCCGAAGCTGATCCAAGATATTCCGTTTGGTTTTTAATATCTCACTCACCAGAACAACCCCTTTTTCTTGGCTGGGTCTCGTCTACCATAGATGTTCTTGCCCCTCTCCTTATCAAGCACAACAATCTCTGGGCTATCCGTCAACATATAGTACTGCCCACCCCCGTTCCACCACTTCTTCAGACGCTCATAGGCTCCGGGCTCCTTGAATTCAACCTCTTCCATATCATCCCATTTAACATGTCCCCGTTCTTTTATCAAGTGACAAGCGTATTGTAAAGTGAACTTGTAGGGCTTGAAAAGGCTGTCCACCCCACAACAACTTATCCGATCTGAATCAAATGGAAAATTGATCACGTCCGGAGAGGAGGAGAGAACCCCATGGCGGTTCATCGACTCTTTGAATATCTTTCCAACAGGCTTCCAGTTCTCATCCAGATTCCCCTCTAACATCTTGGGGTAGTTATAGCCACGAGCTTCAAACTCCCTCATGGCTATCTTGTAATTGCTCGTCCGGTAGTTGAAAAAGGATACGTGTTTGGCCCCATGCTTCTTCGCAAGCTTGGCATAATCCTCGAACATCTCCGGCTTGCTATTTATCCCCGCCATTATCGGTTCCCACCGCACCGCAGTCCATATCCCTACCCGGTTCAAGGCCTCCACTAGTTGCCACCTCATCGTAGGGCTTGGGGCGTTGGGCTCCAGCTTGTAGTTCAAGGTATCGGAGCCTCCCATAATTGCTACAATAACAGCCACCTTCATCTCCCGGAGAATATCCACATACCTTCGTAGACCCACATAGTGAGATTTTGTTTCTAGGATGAGGGGCACGTCATATTCTTGAAATATAGCCAGCACCTTCTCCGTTATCCGGTGATCAAGGTCTTCCACGCAAAACGTCTCTGCTTTGCTCCCCATGTTGAAGGGTAGTCCTTCCCGGAGACACCTCAATATCCAATCATTGCCCTTATCCGATCCGAAGGCCCGATCAAAGAGCCTTCGGAAGTCTTCCGGGTCACAAGGTCGCACGAGTTCACGAGACCACCCTGTATAATATTTGGAAAACATCTCTTCTTCCATCTCTCGTATAAAACACCACCAGCACCCCATCGAGCACCCGGCATAGATATCTCCCCCGAAAGCCTGAGGACAAACCAGACTATCTCCGCGCCATCCTGCGATTGATCGAAAGTTAAGTTGCCTGATATCTCTCTTCATCTGTTATGATAGTCCAAATTATAACGATCTGACCATCGCTTCATCGCCTGAATGCAAGTGACCTTCGTTACATCTTCCCCCTCGTAGGGGCAACCTGTAGAACTTGAGAACAGTCGGACAGCAGCCCAGTAGTTCATCCGCTTTGGGAGCTTCCACGCAATAGAGAAACAAAACCGATCCCAGGCCCTTCTCCGCAATTCCTTTACCCGATAATACCAATACACCAACTCCGGTAAAAATTGACGATCTCTTTCATCCATTGTTAATCTCCTCATATTCCCTGGTCAGGTACCAGGGCCATATCGTTCTACAGGCTACTACACTTGACACACCATAGCGTCAACTACGGTGAAGAATCAAAGGGAATCTATCCACCAGAGCCTTCGAAACCAGCTGTGAAGATCGTTCGGCCCACCGTGAGGCCCAAATCAAAGCCCGAAAGCTTGGCTGTTTTGATAGTTTTCCTCTTGCCTAACAAAACGATGGCCGCATTATGATGAGAGGACACGGCTTGTAAATAATGCTCTTTCGATATCGTTGCCGCCAGCTTGCGATAGTATTGCTGTTCATCCGTCACCCCATACACGTCAAAATTCTTCGGGAAACGGGAGAACCCATAACAAGCGGTATCAGCAAACGCAAGCCAATCCGTCACCTTGGCCAACTCCGTTAACACTCTCACCCATTCCCCCGATTTGAGGGAGAAGGTATTGAAGTCAACGCAAATAAGAGAGACACGGCTCAACTTATCCAAAATGAGTCTTGGTACCTCAAATATGTTCTCGTTCCAAACTTCAGCCTTGGAGATATTCGCCCGGATAATATCGCAACACTCCGGGCTCAGGTCGTTACAAATAAGAGTTTTGGGCTCAAGGTACTTTTCCATGATCTTCGAACCCAGGCCCATCCCACACATCGCGTCTACCACAACAGGCACTTCTCCAGCTTTCTCCCTCAACCACAAGCATATAGCCTTCCAGCATCCGGAATGGTTCGAAGTCTCCCGGAGATAAAACTTGTTACTGAGGTACTTGTAGCTGGGAGTGGTCTTGTCAAGTTTGACTTTGCCTGTAACCTTCGGCAGACGGAGTTTCAAGTCATTATCAAAGAACAGGTCCATATCACCTCCGTTCGTATGTTATTATAGCTGGTTTATTTACCACAGGTATTTTCGGAAATGGAATGGCCCCCTTGTCCTTCGTCCGGATGTATTCGAGGTATTGTATCTCGACAGGATTAATGCCCATTAGTTGGGCTAGGGTACAATCAACCTCCCACATATCCGTACCAGACACCAAGACGTTCGATACAACCGGGATTCCCCCGCACTCCGCATATTCCGATCCCTCGATGGCGTCCACCACGATGAAACCAACCCGGCTCCGCATAAGGGTGTACAAGTCCCGGAGCCGCTTGTGGAGGATGACCGCACTTCCGTTAGGGTGCATCGATCCC